CGGCACGAAGCTATAAGTTTATTGTTTGGAAAAAAATGGACGATTCCACAAGTAGCAGCAGTGTCAGGTCACAATGATTGGTCTCAGTTAAAACGATACACACAATTGAAACCGGGCGATTTATTAGAACTGTATTAGCAGGTTGTTATAAATCATCTTTAGCAATTGCTCCAAGCATTACTAGTATAAAACCAACTACATACAAAACCATGACACACCTCTCTTGTTAGACAGGTGGCATTATAATAAAAACGAGTAAATATTAGTAATGCTATTAATGCATTACCTCAATAATTCTACTGCATTTTAGCTGTTAAATAAGCCGCTGTTTCTGAGCTAGGAAACAAGTATTTTTTGCCATGTTTTATATGAGGGATATCAAGTTTACCTTGATGAATCTGTTGATATACAGATGTCTTTTTTAATCGTAATAGTTCAGATAGTTCGGTCAAATCCATGAACGGACCGTATTTTTCGTGAAGTAAAGTGTCTAAAGATTGCATCGATGGGTAGTCCTTTGTAGATCGTATGCGAATGGGATTGATAACCAATCAAGTAATTAGCATTGCTAATATTATCTAATCATAATCGAATAAAGAAGTGTTGTATATAGCTAAAATGACATTAATTGAAGTAAATTAGTAGACAGTAATTATATGTTTTTAGTGTATTACAACTTCAATAATTAGAAATTTTTTAATTAGTTTTTCATCAGAAGGGAGGTGTTTTTGATCGCAGGTTTCAAACACTTTCTTATTCTTTTTTTGTATTAAATAGAAGTTAGGGCTCGTGGTCATTTTAGGTGTATAAGATGGGGAATCAAACATATCTATATAACCAATTTGTACGCCAGTAGGGTATTTAGCTGGCGGACTAAGACCATTATCTTTTACTAACTCTATGTCTTTATCTACAGTAATGAACTGGAGAGTAATAACATTATGGTAGGTAAGTGTTTTGTTTGTTTTTATATTTGGATTCGAAAGGTTATGGGTAATAGGATATGTTGTAACATCAGGTAAAGATTTATCAATGTCAGGATCAATTTCTATCGGATCAACATCTAAAAAATTAGCAAGCTTAATTATAGTTTGCGGTGACATTTCAGTTATTGCGTTAAGATATTGGCTAAAAGCACCTTGGGTCCAATTTAATTTCTCAGCTGCTTCTACTTGAGTGATATTCATTTCGCGTTTACGTATATTCCAAATACGTTTGAAGTTTTCAACCGCTTTGTTGTTTGACACTTTTGTATCTCCTATAAGTGCTAACTAATTTGTTCATTAATGAATAAACATAGTTCAGGAATAGTTACTCTATGTTCAGTATAGTACTCTTTTGTTATATTAGCTGTAAAGTTTTTTGCTAATATAATTGCGTGTTTGTTTTCTACGCCGATAATAACGACTGCTTTTTGTTGACATGTGTGCATACGTTCAAGCCATGTTATTTGCAACGGGGCTAAAGTGGTTTTAATTAAGGTTGTATCTTTGACAGGTAGCTTAGGGACGTATTTATATTCGGCAAAAAGAATACCGGATGGTCCACCGTACATAACGTCAGGTACACCCCCGGTATAAGTATCATGTATCTTCCATTTAAATATTTCTGGTGGAAGACGTCGATGAACAGATTTTATAAAACTGTGTTCATTCATAAGTTAAGTGATCCGTTGTGACCACAAGTGGATCAGTCTTGCTTACTCAGGTCCTTAACAACCTTGGCCTGTATGATGCGTTGCGACTACCAGTGCATCAAGCTGGCAAAGGGAGTGACTAGCAATTACAAGTCACTTAGTCATTAGTATTACTAATAAAACTAGCTATGGCTATGTTGTTCATACAAGGCTTCTGCCGCTTTGTAGTCATCTTCCATAGCCCAACCTACCCAAGATACGTCAAGGTTCATAAACGCCTTACCCATCTTGTTTTCAGTTGATACGCCAGCAACTTTCCATAAACCTGCAAAACGATCACCACCTTGCATACCGATCTGAGAATTCCAATTCTTAGACACGCGTAGCTTAGACGAAGCGAAGTCCATGATGCACGGTGTACGGTCAAGCTCACCGGTATTAGGGTCTTTGAGCAAAAGGACATGTGCATGTGTTTCGTTAATGTCGTAATCAGCGGGCTTGTCTTGTTGATTTACATGATCTTGGGCTGCGGCTCTTGAGGGGAATGCGCCACCGTATCCGCCACCAGCGTCAAGTTGTCGCCAAACAACAAACTCTGTGTTAAATGTAAGGCTGATTGCGTAAATTTCAGAACCGTAATTAAAACCTGTAAGCGTATTTACAAAATGCCCAGGTTGACAACCTTCAACGTATTTAGCGTGATGAATATCTACTTCGTCAGACATTTTTTGTAATAATTTAATACGCGGTATAACTACGTTAGCACCTACGTTCTCGTTGCCGCGCCCTACTCCGTTTTCTACGAGTTGTAGATGTGCGGGTAAGTTATCATTAGAAGCTACAAGTGATGCTGTTGTTACTTTTTCTGCTACTGCTTTGGACATAATAGTCTCCGTTTCATGATTCATGTTTATAAAGATCGAAAGTTAATACGACGTATTTCACGCGGTTGAACACCAGGAATTTCTTCGCCAAGCTTTAGAAGTTCTTTGTACGCAACTGAGGAAACACGTTTTTGTAAGAGACTGAAGTCTTCTGTTTGCATGACATGGGAATAAAATGCATCCCAGTCTGTAACATTGGCTACAGTATCTTGGTTAATGGACACGCTAGCTTTGTCATTAGCGGTACGTGACAAACCTTGCTCGTCCAATTTGATAAGAAGTTGATAATCCAACTCCTCTTTTGTTTGCTTTAAATTAGCAATATGTGCATTGGCTAAATCAAGTTCTTTTTTAAGAATTGTACGTTGTTCAATTAGCTCGTTTATATTCATAGTTTTTCCTTTAAGCAGCTGTTTTAAGTTTATTTAAAATAGTAAGTAGTTCTTCCATGCGTTTAAGTTTGCTCTGTAACTTTTCGTACACTTCGGTTTCCCAAGTGTTACGTGCTGCAATATGAATAACTTCGGTACGTTGTGTTTGCCCAGCGCGATAAATACGCCGATTAAATTGTTGATAATGTTCAGCGTTGTATGTGGGTGACGCCCAGATAACTGAAGTGGCTTTGGTCATAGTTAAACCATGACCTGCTGATTGGGGGTGACAGAATACAACTTGTAAGTGCCCTGCTTGCATACGGTCAACAATATCTTTGCGGCGGTGAGCAGGTGTGTCTCCATCTATAGTGGAGTATTTTATTCCTAGCTTTTCAGCTAGTGCAGTCATGTGTTGTTTTTCATGTTTCCAATTAAAAGCGACAAGGCTGTTTTTACGTTCTTGTACAAGTTGCATTACAAGCTCATAACGGTCAGGGTGAACGCTTTGAACAACACCTTGTTCGTCATAGATTGCGCCTGTACATAACTGCAATAACTTTTTAACTTTTGCGCCTGCGTGTATAGCGTTAATAGTTGCAGTGCCTGTGTATAAAACAGAGTCTTCACTAAGTTGTTTGTATTGCGTCATAATTTTTGAGGGCAAAGTAACGTATTTAGTGCTGATGGTTTGTTCAGGCATTGTTAGACATTCTTCTAATTCATACCGAATGTTTACATCACTTAGTGCGGCGGCTACAAGTTGTTCAGCATCATCTTTATCAACCCAAGTATTTGCAAAACCATTGAACCTTGAGGTGCAAACTGAAGATCTAAAACTGTAAAAGCGACGACCGAGACGTTCTCCGTCATCAACAAGTAACATAGGGTGCCAGATATCTAGAATAGTGTTGCTATTTGGTGTGCCAGACATAGCAATACGGTAAGAAAATGCTTCAGCAATTTTGTATGCTGCTTTAGAACGCTGGCTATCTTTGTTCTTAAATGCAGTAAATTCATCAATAACAAGCGTGTCAAAATCGGTGAGCACATGCATATTTTTAACAATCCACTTCACTGCGTCGTGGTTTGTAATGACAATGTTTTCTGAACCAGCAAATGCTTTTTCACGGTTTTTAGCGTACGCAACAGCGTATGTTAAAGCTGGAGTAAACTTTGCAATGTCATCACCCCATGAAGCTTCAAGGATAGACAAAGGTGCAAGAACCAAGGTTCGTGATCCGCGTTTAGTGAGGGCATCAAGTACGGATCGTGTTTTGCCAGTACCTGGATCTGACGTAATTAAACAAAAATCGTTTGCTAAGATATGATCTGTAGTAACTGCTTGATGTTCAAAAGGTTTTAACATAATCATCACTCATTGATGGGTTTATAATATTAGCATAACTAATACTTTTATTCCATTTAGTTTTGTTCAGTTTCGTTAATATCATTAAATATTTCCTGTTTGATTTGTGCTGTTGTTGTCCGATCTAACGGAGTCTGGAGTTTGATGTGAGATTTTTTTAGACGGTACGTTGACCAATACATAGCTTCCGGTGGGTCTGTTACTAGTTTGTACTGGTAAATCTCGTTGTCGTTGTTTTTGTAATAAAACATTATTAATTTGTTCCTCTACATGGCCGAATAAAAATCTTTTATAGTCGCTCATTGTTTTTGTCTCCGCGCAATGTAAAAAACATGTCGATAGCGGTTATAAAAACAAACGCAATAAAAAACATAGGGATGACGTATTCCATTAGGGTTTTACCTCTAGCCAGCGGATGGAGCGGTATGGAAATTTAGAAATACGAACTAGTTTAAGTTCTTCTCGATAGATAGTTTTCTTTAGTGCAAATAAAGTGATTGATACAATTAGCCCGCCAACCATAGCGGCAATCATGCCGCTGTATGTGCCAGCAAATAAATACATAAGCAAGCCTGTAATGGCAATATCGATAGGGATGTCATATGCGATAACACGTCGTATTCCGAATTTAAAGATTAGAACTAGCAAACCTAGTGCTGAAAGTAGCCCGGCAAAAATCATAAGTAACTCCTAATATAGCTGCAATTAACAGAGTGAATTCAATAATGTTAAAAATTTTAATTACTGTTTGAAGCATTTATTTTTCCTTAAATATAAATAGACAAGCACACCTATTGCACTCATGAAAATAAGTACATAGAAAGCAAGAGATATGGCTTGGGCTATTAAGATGAGTAGTAAGCAAATGAGTAAAGCGCTTACAAAATATATAAGCGCTTTATCAAGTAGTGGTTTTAGTTTCATTGCGATCTCCTTTTTCATTCTTCGTGAGGATTAGTTTGATTCCAATCGGGAATTTTATTTTGCTAAGTAATACCCCAACGGCATTCTGGTTCGTCACCTTTATGATGAGGGCACCAGCGGCAGGCGCTTTTACTAGGGGTTGGAGCAAATGTAGTTTCAGTTGTCATTTTAATTGCGCGTCTATGAAACGCTGGCGCAAACAACATAGCTTGGTCGCGTGTATAAGGTTTTTTAGTTGTTTCGCCGTGGTCTAAATACCAAAATTCTGTTTGAACAAATTGTAATGTTGGATAACGAAAGAACGTACCGATTGCATACAATAAACCTTGTTGACTATGAGGTATTTCGTTACCCCATTTTTTACCTGTTTTATAGTCAATAACTCTTGCAGAGGTTTCATCTTCATGAACTAAAGCATCAAGTTTTATTCGTGCCCAAGTTTCTTTTTGCATCCAACCTACAGGGGCCCAATTTAAGTCAAATCCCCATTCACCTTCTAACTCTACTTTGGCATCGTTATAAAGCTGACGAAGCTCTTCAAAATTGTCAGTAAATTTTTTTAATTCAGTAGGTAGTTCTCCAAGTGTTCCGTTGACGTAATTCTCTGCATAATTATGAATTTGTGTGCCTCGATCAGCTGCCGGACTACTAGGTTCTTTAATACCTTTGACTCGACTAATATAAGTGCGATATGCACAATCTTCATAAACTTTTAGAGCAGAATAACTCCAGGCGCGAACGTCTCCTAATTGCTCTGGTTTTTCATATTCAATTAAATTTTTTTGCGGAGTTTTGTCTTGGGTTAGTTTTATCATGTAGAATCCTAATTACTTAATATATTAGTATAGCTAATAGTATTAAGTATTACCAAGCAGCTTTAAATCTTTGTCGTCAAAATACTTGTCTGCAATTTCTGCAATACTAAGGTGATTAGTGCGCCATTGAGTGACTACACCTCTTACCGGATTGTCTTGTCTAGATGCATTGTGCTCGCGTTTACGTTCGCGTGTGATACCACATCGTTCAGCTTTCTTTTGAAATTCTCGTTGAGATAGTCGATTATCAGTAAGCACGCCATACACTAATCTTAAATGTTCCATAGGTATGACTGAGTGGGGCCATTGAGATTCTATGGCCCATTGTTTTACAAGGCGTTGTGCGGTTGTAATTTCTTGGCCTTGCATTACGTTAGTTAAACTAATATCTAAAATATCAATAAAAAATTCAAGGTTGCCGTGTTTTACAGCTGCAAAAAATTCTTCTAATACTGACATAGTAACTTGAGCCATTTGAGCTTTTGCATTGTTTGCAATCGGTGTATGGACAAGTTGTTTATTAATTTTAAAACTGCGTAGAATAGATGCAAAGGTATACAGTTCTTTATTGATATCGTCGATACCTGCAATAACTTCGGGATAAACGTGTTCTAATTTTTGCTCTTGTCGTGGAGCAATATTATAACGTCTGTCTCCTTCTTCTATCTTAACTGCGTCAGGCCGGTTAGTAAGAAATATAAAATTTGTGTAGTTTGGCATTTCTACTTGGTTAGAGCGCATAGCTCTTATTGTCATAGTATTTTCTGTAATGGCATTTTTGAGTTTGTCTGCTATTTTCATAGTGCCAGAGTTAGCTGATGCCATGTGAAACTCATCAACTACTAAGAATAAGGCTTGTCTCATATATAAATTAAATTGTTCTTCAATGTTTTGTAAAGCTCGCATTGGAACGTGTTCGTTACCAAATAAAGGGCGTAAGACTTTTGTATAAAAAATACCTTTACCTGTGCCAGGCACACCCTGTAGCACCCATGCGGTCATTGCTTTGCGTTTAGTTTGAAATATATAAGCTAACCAATTAGTAAAATGTTCAACTTCTAAGTTTTGTCCGCCAAGAATATGAGTTAGCAATTTATATATAAGAGGACATTCTTCAGCAATACGCGGTGAGTCGCCCATACCAAGCGGTTCACGCCAGTCAGTTTGCAACATGTATTTAGTTTTGCTAAACATGTTTATGCGATACGGGATTTGAGTTAAATCAATAGCATCACTTGTTGATGTGGGATCAAATACAACTTTAGCATCAGGGATAAAATCAGGTTTGCTGCGCCCGTGTGATCTCATAAATCCTTCAATGCTAGATGATGCGCATGGCAGTAAAGGAAAGTCATGAGTAAATTGATTTAGATTAGGATCAAAGACACCGTTGTAGTATGTGTCAGTAATATAATCACGCATTGAAACAGGAAAATTAGCTCTACCTTCTTTAGCCATTTCTTCTTGGTAATGGTCAAACAAAGATTTATAAAAGTCTGGATCAGCTTGTTCGATTGACCATATAGGTTCACCTTTAAAGTTATACATATAAGTGGGATCGTTTACTTTAAAGTAATAGGCATTGCTGTCTCCACCATTAACATTACATCGTATGTATGGTGGATTAGTATCGTCTGTAATGTTGATAGACATACGATCTGGATTTGTCAAAATCTCTTCAGATTTATTATCTACTGTAGCTATAGTTAGCCGTTCTTTTTTTGCATTAAACCCGCGTTGGTTACGTAATTTATTTTTGTATTCGTTGCTCTTTTGATAAACAACTTCAGGGCTGATGTTTTCCATCAGTTTAGCTAAATCTAAAGTTTCATTAATATTTGAAACGCGCACGACCCGCTCAGACGAGGAACTGAACGGATCGTGGGTTTCGTCTTCAAAGGTAGGAGGAGCGATGAAGATTAGTTTTGAATTATCAGCAACGCTAACATCTAATGGATATTTTAAAGAATGTCCATTTGAAGATAATTCTAATTGAGATGAAAATAAAGAAGATTCAAAGTTTGCATTTTGTAGCCATAATTTAACTGCTTTCGCAGGCAAAGCGTGCTTTAAAAACATGAATATGTGGAGAGATACTTTATCTCCTTTAAGACCAAGACTAGCTGATGCTTGAGCAATAAAGCTAGTGTCTTGTACTTCAGGAGGGAGCTCTCGTAATACAGTTTTTGCAAGAGTTGTAATGTCTTTTGCTGTAAAAAATTTTGGATTTGTATGGTTTTCAATAGATAGTCCGTCTATGTCAAGGACTAATAAGTTTGAGTACGCAATACGATCTGTTTTACCGGCTCGCGATTCGTTATCTAAAGATCGTTTTAATTTACCTTTTAAAAGACAGTGGCCTTTTTGTCCATTGTCGTTGATAAGCTTTTCTAGTAATGCAAGACCGGCGTTATCTAAAGGTACCTGGTGTTCATGAGATGTTACTGATTTTACGTGCGGATAAGGGGTAAATCCATTTATAGCACAGTGTCGTTTGCTCAGCCGCAATCCATTGGCGGCTTCTAAAAATGTTAGTTGCATGGCTCCTCCTACAGAGATTTAAATATATCATAGTATTAGGAATACTAATATTTATTTTTGTAGAAAAAGCGTCTTTTCGAAGACTTCCTGTCGGTCGATTTTTACATTGTGATCAGCTTCAAATGTTAAGCGAATTTGATTGCGATCTATTTTCGAAATTTTTACTTCAGCCAAGACGCCGTTGTCATTATGTATAATAACTTTTTCATTTATTTTTCGAGTTAAAACTAATCGAGACATAAATTATTTACTGTAACTTGTGTCATAACCACCTTCAGCGTTGAGCGGTATATTTAAAGCCCAACAAGGTGGTGTGCACATGTGTGAAATGAGTTTTTCCATTGTAACATCTGGATCATTAGCATTGCTAATTAAAACTATCTCATCGTGTACAGTAAGGACAACTTTAGCATCAAGTGCTTTGTCTTTTTGTATACGAAGCATAGCATCAGTAACAATAATTCGAGAGAGAGCTTGTATTACGTTCTCTGTAATACGCCCTCCCCACGTGCTTTCCTTAGTACGGTTATCGTACGTCAACTTACCTGCTTCATAACGAAGGTTTCTATATTGCAGAGATAAGCCATTTGGCAAGAGTATCTTTTGATTTGCAAAAGTTAATCCATGCCACTCTTCATAAAAAGCTGGGTTTATAGTGTTTGCCAGCTTTGTTTCGAGTTTAGTCCAAAGAAGCGGTACTCCTGGATAAGTAGTTCTATATGTATGAACTACGTCAGTTGCTTCTTGTGTTGAAAATTTTATGGGTGGGCCCATAGCACCAGCTTCTAAAGTTGTTTGAAACTTAGCAGCGCCCATTCCGTAGCCAAGACCTAAAACTGCAGTCTTACCTACAAAACGCTCAAGCGGATGATCATCTTTATTTATGGGACGTTTGTAGATGTCTTGTGCGAGGTTAGCGTATACATCTTCGCCGTTTTTGTATTGCTCTAATAAGCTTTGTTCGTCTGCAAGCCATGCAAGCATTCGCGCTTCGATATTAGATAAATCAGCAACAAAAACTAATTTATTTTTTGGTGCAGTAAGTGCTTTGCGTAACGGGGATTTGCGCGGCATGTTTTGCATGTTAATTTTTTCTGTACCGCCAAAACGCCCTGTATGCGCAGCATAGTAACGAAGTGGCACACTGATTGTGCCATCCTCATGCGTTGCATCTAGGAAGCGCTGTGCGCGTGTTTCATTGATACGACTTTTAACAGCTTTGCGTGCGTCCCAAATTAATTTATGTTCTGGATACATGTTTTGCATTTGAGTAAAAGCTTTATCGTTTTTACCAAGTGCTGGAATTGTTTTATAAGTAGTTGGACTTGTTTTAGTTGGAGGCACAATTTTTAATGTATTTTGTATATATTCTGCAAACTGTTTGTTTGAACTTAGAATTTTGCGATCGATCTTTGCCGCTTGTATAGCAGCTTCACTAGCTGCGATAGTGTCGTCACGAAACTTTGTTAGCGACTCACGGTTTACGATTAAATTAGGTTCACAAAACATCCGACATGTAAGGTCAATTAAGTCCATTTCTGATTGCGGCATTTGTTGTAACATTTGATGGTAAAGAGCGTAAGTAAGATCAACGTCTTGTATACAGTACCCTCCGAGCGCTTCTTCAATGTCAGGTGGAAGATCATATATACCTTTTGCATCGATAAGTTCATCACCTTTGCGCATTGTCTCGTCATTAGGGAAAAGACGTATGGCAACATCTTTTAATCGAGCAGATTGACCAGGATGCAATGCGCGTGCAATTGCGGCTGTATCAACATAATATTTTGGTATAAGTTTGTAATATCTTGTTAAGATGTAGCCGTCGAATGGCGTGTTATGTGCAATTAATGTTGTGTTGTCCCAATCAATATCGCGTAACGCGTCTTCGACATCTTCTTCGCCATACCACTCTGTTGCATCATGATTTATCTTGATACCAACGCCCCACACTTTGAATTTTTCGTGCCGAACATAATCCATTGTGGTTAGTTTTGTTAAACTTACATGGCTGTCAAAATAAGTTTCAAAGTCAAGTGTAATTAAATTCATTAAAAAATGTCCTTATGTTCTGCACACTGTTGGAGTGCATAAACTTCTGGAGCAATATTTTTAAATTCGTCTATAAAGTTTTGTATTGAGAAGGAAATTTAGATTTAAGAGCAACAGTGATATATTCTAATTGCTCTTGAGATAAAGTGTCGTTACGTGTTGCTAGATCGTGCTCACGTTGTAAAGTAAGAAATTGTTTGGTGTTCATGCTCGTTCCTCGAGTATGGCAAGATTAGTCGTAAGTAGATATCAAACGGTTCTGATACCATTGGGCTTTTTTTAAATCTTCTAATGATTTTGACTTTCTTTCATATCGCCATAGATATTTTAAAGCTGCTCCTTTGCAATATCCGCGAAAGGCTTCTACAGTCATAGAAGCTTCAATTGCATCAATGCATTCAATGCTTCCATCCCCAGCTGTGTAGTGACTAGGGCTGTTAACCATATCTTTAGAAGGCTCGATAACAGTACTTTTTGTATTAATTTTAGTAGTGCGATCATCAATTGCCATAGCTGGGTACTTCTTTTGTAAGTCACGCCATACGCTTGGTGTTGTCCATGTATCCATAGCTATTTCCTTATAAGTCACATGTTTTAAATATTAGCATGACTAATATTAACGCTCAATAATTTTGTCTCCAACATGTGGAGTAATCAATGGTTCAAGACTTGTGTTTAATATAAATTGTCTGTCTAACTGCGCGTCGCGTTCGTCATCTGGGTTGGATTCAATGTACTGTTTATACACGCCTTCCTGCTCTATAAAATCAGAGTAGTCGCTGTATGGGTCGTCGCTTATTCTACATGGCATACGGTTCATGATTCGTCCTCTTCTTTTTTCTCTTCTCTCTCTTCTAATATTTCTTCAACATAATTTATGTCAGGAGTTATTAAAGGATTTGCATCAGAAACATTTTCCCATGCCCAATCGCCTTCTTGTTCTGGGGTCATAGCTTCTGCGATGGTGATACTTTTGCAGTCGTCAAGAATTAATGATTCATAAAGCTCTTGTTCTGTAGCGTCTTCTGGAACAAGCACATATCCTTTTAAAAACGTATATGAGGTTGCTGTAACTTTTACTACTTTAGTTTTCATGATTTACGCTCCGTTGCTAAATTGTTGACACGACGGGATAGTATTTCTGCGTTGTTTACAACAGCATTGGTTACACTGCCATCCCGGTTGGGGAGGTTTTCGTCGTAATCTAGTATCCATTGGCATATGAACATAAGTCGTTCTGTTTGCTCGGCATCTAGTTTTATGTTGATGTTGGTTTGCGGGAAGTATTTTTGTTTGTAAAGCATGTATAAGATACTGTCTCGGGATTTGGTGGGTTTGTCGTAATAGCCGAGAGCTAGTTCATATACTGCAGAGATAAAGTCTTTGTCTGAGATTTTTTTCATGATTCGTCCCCCGTAATTCGTTTATCTGTACAGAAAGATTCACAAACTCCTCCACCTTCTAAAAACCCAAGGTCGCATAAGTCTGCATTAAGATTGTTTATTGTTTTTTCTATTAAGCTTTCCATTTTAGCTAAAGCTTCATCTTCAGAATCTGCTTGGATATCAAGGCTAAAATCTATAGCTGGCCAACATCGGTAAGTTGCGGTCATAACTAGTCCTCTTCTGGATCGTCAAACGGAAAAATTACTCGCATGTAATCGCCTTCGATTTCAACGCATTCCCATTCGTGTGTGGGGCATGTGTCA